GAAGGAAGCCGCATGAACAGTCAGCAACTGGAATACGTACGTCAGCAGCTCATTGTGGCGACCGCAGATCTGAGCGGGGCGACGAAAGGGCAGCTGGTTGCCTTCGCCGAGAACGCGCAATTCACTGCGACGGCACGCAGCCGGGGGCGAAAAAAGGTATTCGACAAGGATAAGCAGCGCATGGTTAACCCGGACGGCCCGCCGATGAGCGGCAGCCAGTCCCGCGCCAAAGGCTCATCCATCGCGCTGGTGGGCCCGGTTGAGTTCGTGACCACATCCTGGCGCCGCGCCGTGCTATCGCTGGAAGAACACCAGAAAGCGTGGCTGCTGTGGAACTACAGCGAGAATATCCGTTTCGAGTACCAGGTGGCGATCACCCAGTGGGCGTGGGCAGAGTTCCGGGAACAGCTCGGCGCGAAGAAGGTGGCCAGCAAGACGCTGGAGCGCCTGAAGAAACTTATCTGGCTGGCGGCGCAGGACGTCAAAGCGGAGCTGGCAGGACGTGAGACATACGAATATCAGGCGCTGGCGTCGCTGGTTGGCGTAACACCAAAGAACTGGTCAGAGACCTTTACGGACCGCTGGGTTGAGATGCGACGTATATTCCTGCGACTGGATAGCGGGGCTTTATTGCAGGTTACACGATCACGTTCACAACAAAAGGCGACAAATTTGGACTCAAGTCTTGCAAAACTGGATTGAAACGCATATATTTCATGTAAATCTGATATCATACCTAAATTGTATTAACCCGCCATTGAGCGGGTTTTTGTTTTTAATCAGAGAGGCTGGTGTATGCCAAACACCTCTTCAACCGTCATATTAGACGCAACAGCGGCGGCCTCAATGGCTTGATAAAAGCTGCACCCCATCTCGCGAGCGTTAGGGATGATTTGCTCTAGAGCAGCGGCGCTGGTTAAGCATGCTTCTAATGGATGGCGTATACAATACCGCACGATCAACTCCTGCCCGGAATAGTCCATTTCGGCCATATGCGTATAACTGCTTGTTAGAGCAAAGTTGTGATATTCAAGCTTTTGCCTGAAAAGTACGGAATCAACTTCGCACTCTTTTAACGTCTTGTTTGTTACCACTTTAGCAAGATCGGCCATTGCAGCCGGAAGGTTGAGTAGTGAGCAGCCATACTCCGAAAGCTGAACCTCGTAGCAAGCAAATTTATCAGCATATTCGCGCTTCATTCGCTTTTCTGAGCTGGAGAAAAGGTTGGTTAAAAAACGTTTCATTGGCGGCCTTACTATTAGTGTTTAATACATTTCCCAAGCCAATATCGAATATGAGAGCGTTTTGAACAACCTCATGCCGTCATTGTTCCGCTAATTAGGATTTATGCCAATTAGGGGAAGAGGAATAAACAATATTTCAATCCAGCCCTCCCATATCTCCGGGGCTTTTAGTTTCAGGGTCAGAAGCACAGCGGTTGTGCGTTCGGTTGTTAACCGAGTTGTCGAAGGTTCAAATCCTTCCTGTCCCGCCAAATTCGCCGGTCTAGTTCAGTGGCAGAACGGCAGCCTTGTAAGCTGCGCGTCAGAGGTTCGATTCCTTTGCCCGGCACCAGAACCCACTACCTGGGAACCTTCGGCCAGAGAGCCGACATTGCCTTACACTCATCTTCCCGGCCTGTCGCCGGGTTTTTTATTTCAGGCTCCGGGAACCATCATCGACACGCCTACTTGTTAAATCGTCCCGAGGGCCTGACCCATTACACACAGCTCCCGCCAATACGCGAGGAGAAAGAGATGATCCGATATATGCCTGACAAAATCGCATCCGCAGTCTCGTATTGCGTGTCTGGCAGTCTTATTTGTGGAGGCGGCATTTTGCAATGGTTGCACGACCTCGACTGGAACAAGGTTGCGGTGATTGGCGGTTTTCTTATCGGTATAGCCACATACCTGACCAACCTCTACTTCAAAAGACGCCAGACCAAGGCATACGAGAAAGCCCTGAAGAAGGGCTACATCACCGCACCACCACAGGATAATTAACATGGCATCGACAAGAACAAAACTCAGCGCCGCCATGCTCTCCCTAATAGCTGCTGGAGCATCAGCACCAATGCTGTTTGACCAGTTCATCAGTGAGAAGGAAGGTAACGCTCTTGTTGCTGTCATGGATCCAGGTGGCGTCTGGTCGCTATGCCATGGCGTGACAGTTATCGACGGCAAACGTGTCGTAAAGGGTATGACCGCTACCGAGGCGCAATGCAAGAAGGTCAACGCCATTGAGCGTGATAAAGCGCTTGCCTGGGTCGACCGGAATATCAAAGTGCCTCTGACAGAGCCGCAGAAAGTTGGCATCGCATCGTTCTGTCCATACAACATTGGTCCCGGAAAGTGCTACCCGTCGACGTTCTATCAGCGAATTAACGCCGGAGACCGGAAAGGTGCCTGTGAGGCTATACGCTGGTGGATTAAAGACGGGGGCCGGGATTGTCGCCTGACCAAGGGCCAGAAGAACGGCTGCTACGGTCAGGTTGAACGCCGTGATCAGGAAAGCGCGCTGGCGTGCTGGGGGATAGATCAGTGAGCCGATTAGCAGCCATCATCTGTGCTGTCGTTATCTGCCTGCTGGTTTCAATGGCCTGGGCGATAAACCACTACCGCGGTAACGCCATCATCTACAAAGACCAGCGCGATAAAGCCACTGAGAAACTCAGCCTGGCGAACGCCACCATCAAAGACATGCAGACCCGCCAGCGCGATGTCGCTGCACTGGATGCTAAATACACCGGAGAACTGGCTGATGCGAAAAAGCAGCTTGATGATCTGCAGCGTTGCGTTAGTACTGGTAAGTGCGGGCTGCACATCAACGCAAAATGTCCCGCGAACGGAGCCACCGGCACCGGCGGCATGGGCGATGCTACCAGCCCCAGACTTACTGACTCCGCTGAACGGGGTTATTTCATTCTCAGAGAGCGAATCGTCACAGTGACAAACCAGGTCGGCTATTTGCAGGAATACATCAAAGATCAGTGTTCAAATCAGTGAAGGTGAAACCTTGAGAGGGTAAGCTTATCTCCTTTATCGGGTACGGAGAGAGATTATGCAGACTGATCTTGATTATTTGAAGGGAATGCTGGGTGTCTTTATTAGTGCAGATGGCCCATTGATAGCCGCTACTGACCTCAAAGCAGCTGGATACGAAATAAGCAGTGATAAAGGGCTTTTTCACTATTACCAGCTGATAGAAAGGGGGTACATAAGTAATCATTTCCTTGAAAAAGGTGATCCTAAGAAGCTGGGGCTTGTGATTGGGCTGAATGAAATCGGAGAGTGGTCGGCTAATATTAGGCTTACGTCATCCGGTCAGGAGTTTGCAGAAACGCTGCAACAACAGGACGTTTTTGAAAAATTAAAAAGCATAAGCGATCAACCATTATCGGTCTTGAAAGATGTAGGCGTAGAGCTACTAAAATCCTACGCAAAAAAGAAATTTGGTCTTTCAGATTAACCGCCTCCGGGCGGTTTTTTGTTTCCATCACCATGGGTAGGCCCATCGTAATGGCAATATCCCCATAAGCGGATAAAGAGGCTCTCAATGTCCGACATCTACCAAATCACGCTAATCACCCAAACCGGCGAAACCTTCATGGGCAAGATGTCTCGACGTCAGCCTGAACTGGTTAATAGCTTTGTGCCGCTGGCGACGGAGACCGGCGAGTGGCTGTATTTTGCTCCGGCCGATGTGAAGCGCGTGCAATTCACGCCAGTGCTGGCAGAGGAACTGTTAAACGAGATGGCAGATTAGTCGAAACAGAGGCGACCACGCCGATAGATCAGGCCGCCAAATATAAAAATGGTTATGAATTACTCGCGCTGAATTCTTTCCCATTCAGCCTTGTAATGCTCCTTCTCGTCGACGCATGAAGGGCATAGCAGCCCTCCATAATACATTTCATTTTCAATAGCACTTTCGAGATCGTCACCCTCAAGGATGACTTGGCAGTCGTTATGATGTCCTCCCGGGTTGGTTACTCCATCACATTTCTCGGTTAAGAAAGGGTCTAAAACAGCCTGTTGCTTTGCGGTTAGGCTGTCGTACCCATTATCAACTGCTCTTTGGGCTATTCCTGGAACCATCGCATTTTGATTATGAAAACGATCATGTTTTAGCATCGCATCAAGAAGTGATTCTGTAGACATATAAACTCCTTTTAACTTGGAATAAACATGGCACTCACCGACAAGCAAGAAATGTTCTGTCGCGAGTACCTCATCGATTTAAACGCCACGCAAGCGGCTATTCGGGCGGGGTACAGCGCAAAGACAGCTAACCGCACTGCGTCCGAAAACCTGTCAAAACCTGACATCCAGTCCAGAATTGCCGAACTTAAAGCGCAACGCAATGATCTGGTTGGTATAAATGCGACATACGTCCTGAATCGTCTCGTTGAGATAGACCAGATGGACGTGCTGGACATCCTGACCTCGACCGGAGAGCTCAAGCCGGTTTCTCAGTGGCCGAAGGTCTGGAGGACGACGCTATCCGGTCTGGATGTCGTGGAGATGTCAGCCGAGGGAAACACAGCCGCGCTGCTCAAGAAAATAAAGTGGCCTGATAAGGTGAAGAACCTCGAGCTGATTGGTAAGCATATCGACATCCAGGCATTCCGTGAGCAGGTGAAAACAGAGCACGTTGTTGATTCAATATCTGACCTGATGGATTCACTGTCTCAGGGGGCTTAATGAAACCTGAGCACCTCAAGCTGCTGAGCGACAAAGACTGGCGGCTGAACAATCTCTACTGGATTACCGACAAAGAGGGAAAGCCTACGCGGTTCAGGATGACACCTGAGCAGCGGGAATACTTCGAGGGGATCCACACCCGAAACATCATCCTGAAAGCTCGCCAGCTCGGCTTCACGACTGAGGTGTGTATCATCCAGCTCGACGCTGCCCTGTTCGAGTCGGCTAAGTGCGCGCTGATTGCCCATACGCTGAATGACGCAAAGCGTCTGTTCCGCGAAAAGGTGAAATACGCATACGACAAGCTGCCGACTGAGATAAAGGCGGCCAACCCGGCGAGTAATGACTCTTCCGGCGAGCTCGTCTTCAAGAAGGGCGGATCACTCTACGTCAGTACGTCATTTCGTGGCGGTACGCTGCGTTACCTGCACGTTTCAGAGTTCGGGAAGATATGCGCCAAGTATCCGGATAAAGCCCGTGAAATCGTCACTGGTGCGTTTGAGGCGGTATCGACTGGATGCTTCGCTACTATCGAGAGCACAGCCGAGGGCCGGGCGGGTTACTTCTTCGATTACTGCCAGACAGCAGAGAAAGCGTTGCTGCAGGGCAAGCCCTTATCCGCGCTGGACTGGAAGTTTTTCTTCTTCTCCTGGTGGAAGAATCCACAGTACGCAATCGACCTGGTAGAGTCTCTGCCGGTGCGCCTGCTGGAATACTTC